GATTCGGTTAAAAATTGTGTGAATTTCATTTTAGTATATCTTTACAAATGGACCGTTTGTGTCCCTAAATTCTTTCTTTGCGCCATAATATAAAGTTTTCAACCAATCCTGCATCAATCCCTTTTTATCTATCACAGCCCATGCATAAGCCCAACGCATACAAGTTAACTTAGATGAAAGTCTTCCACCTGCATATTTTGAACCTTCTTCTCTAATACAATAATCCAATACTTCAGCAAAAGAACCACTTGAAACTTGTTTTCCTTTATACACGACCTTCATATCACCAAAATCTATACTCATATTGTTTACTTTGAATTTTGATAATTCTTCTTGAAAGTCAACCCAATACTTTATAGTTTCTGGCGTCCATTTACCAACTGGTGGAATGTGCGGGTCTTTACCAGCATTTACAGGTCTAATAATTCCTAATTTTGAATAATTTTTAGAAAAGAATTCATCAATAGCATCAGCAGAAGATTTACCAATTTTAGCACCAGCGTCTTTACCAGTTGGTGTCAAATCAGTTTGCACACCGCCTCTAGGTGTTGACATGTTGAAGTTTCTGGTTTGCCAATTGACTAAACTCTCACCTGCTCTAAATTGTCCTGCAATTTCACCATTATCTATTTCTGTTGGAGTTTTATTATTTGTTCCAAAGTTTGCATAACATTTAAGTGGCCCAACATTTTCAAAAACCAATTCTTTTGCTTTGCCTTTACCCATATTGGATAATTCTAAATCAGCTTTAATTTTTGTTTTTGAAATAGCTTTTAGTGATACTGGAACCAAATCTTTAGATTGTATCAACTCTCTCATATAAGCATTTAATGAATATATATTTGCCATTTCATCGGGGTTTTTAGTAATAGAATCGAATTTCTTTTTGATATCTTTTTCTTTAGTCTTTCTGACCATGTAAATATCAGCTGGGTCCCAATTGTCTTTTGTGGAAACACCACATCTACTTTTAGCAATGTCCTCGATGAAAACCATGAAACCATTTTTTTCATCACGGGAATATTCATAACCTTTATTTGTGCCCAAGTATTTCTTTAGGGCATCGGCTTGTTTTTGAAAGGTACTCATCCATGCAGCTCTTAGTGCAAGGTTCTTTGCAAGGTCTGGATAAACTTGCACAACTTCAGAAAACATTTCGGACTCTGAAGGTGGTTTTGCACTTTCAATATATTTTCTGAAATACACTTTCGAGGCGTTTTCTTGTTTTGCAGTTTCGATTGCGTTACCGGCCATGTAAACACTCCATTTGTTATTGGAGTATTTATCCTACCAGAATTACCGAATTATGTCAAGCACTTTATCACCAGTCCAGACTTCTTGTTCTGTACGAATACGACCTTCTGTCTTTAAGGTTTCAAATCGATTGATAGCCTTCTTACGCCACCACTCTGTAATATTGGCCAGATTATGTTTTTCATAGTTCTCACCTGGAATTAACTTGTCAGTCTTTCCATTTACAAAATCAACCATGTTCTTAAAACCATAGTCTGAAATGAAGTAACGTTTCTGTTCATTCAGGTTCTTGGCATTCTCAATCGTCTGTGCAAACTTAGTAGCCTCTGGTGTGCCTTTGAGGCCAATCTTAATCATAGACACCATTGCATTAGAAATCTTCAACTTGCGTGAAGAAGCACCTTCTGGTGCAAGTGGTTCACCAATGATATTCTCAATGTATTCTTTGAGGTCACTATAAGTTTTACCATGTAACATCGGCAAGAAATCACTATCAGTTAAACCTTTGAAACGAATCAGAGGTTTCATACCATCATACTGTGATACTGCCTTTGAAGAACCATACAAACTGGTTGTCTCAAACAAGCATGTGGTCATCTTATACTTTTCATCCAACATTTTACGAACTTCATGTGTTGTACAAATGGCTGCAAGTAATTTACCACCAAGATAATTGAAACCAAATGGTTGTGCAGGTACAATCACAAAACCCATAGCGGCACATTGATTGAACAATTGAGCACCACCTTCATGTTGTGTGAATACTTGGCCAAGCATTTCATTACGTGGTTTACAATTGATAACAGGAGAACCAAGACGAATAAAACCAACCCACTTCTGTGATTTCTTTTCCCAAATTGCCAATCTTAAACACCGACCAGGAATACTGGTCATGTTTGAGTGACTTGAAATCATATTGAGATAAATGTCCCACCTATCTTGTGGTAACTCCATGATTTCAAATTCCATATCAGCAGGTGACATTGTGAAATCAGAAAACAAATCTTCTTCTGGTCCCATGCCAGGCAAAGTAAATGGTCTTTCGGCCATTGAATTTAGTTTCTGTTCTCTCATGTATTCATCAATACGACCAAACTTATCAAAGTAATTAGAGAATACATTTGCACAATGTACGGCTTGTTCTTTAGTTAATGTCATACTTTAAGTCCACCAAAGTTCTTAGTGAATTTCTTCTCACGATTGCCAAAAGTATTCAATGGTTTATCTTCAACTTGACCAGCATCAACAATATCTGCCTGTGCTGAATCTTCTGCATCATACAGCCGCATCTTTGCTCTATCAACACCAACAACGAATCGTTTGAAGTTGTTAGGGTCAGAGTATCGATTCTTCAATTGTTTCACCAAGATTTGGTTTAATTGTTGCAATTCTTCATTAGTCACCAATGCAAACATAAAGTCGGCAGTTGCAGGCAAACCAAATGATTCTGAAGTATCTTCAAGGCCTGGATCCGAATTGCTGAAACCACTACGAGTTGTTTGTGTTGCAGAAACAATTGGCACATTGTGTTCAACAGCCAAACCACGCAGTTCTTCAGCGATAGACTTGATGTAAGTATAAGAGTTAACAGAACCACCTGCCTTGATACGTGAAGATGCACAAATGTTCAAATAATCAATAAAGATAATATGTGGAACAAAGTTCTTCTTCAGATGCAATTCACTTAACAATGCTCTGAAATGTAGTGATGAAGCACTAGCAGTTGGATATTCTTTGATAATCAATTTACCATGAGCCTTGTTTTGTAACACCTTGAATTTACGTTCATAGTCTTCTTTACTGATTGTGTGAAGTTCATTCAAATCAATATTTAGCAAATTAGCATCAATACGTTCTGCAATACGTTCTTCGGCCATTTCCATTGTAATGTACAAAACATTATGACCTTGATTCAAGCAACCAGCGGCAACGTGACACATGAACAATGATTTACCAACACCAGTACCTGCAAGTGCAATGTTCAAGGTCTTGGTCGGCAGTCCGCCTTTTGTAATCTTATTGAAGATATCAAGGTCAAACTTGATACGAGATTCTACCTTGTGATAGAAATCAAAACGAGAATCATAATCTGCCATGTAATCATGGCCAATGTGTTGGTCAAACGAAACACCAAGAGCATCACTCAGTAGTTTTGGAATCTCACCCTTAGGTTTATCTCCGTGTTTATCATCAAGGATTGATACTGATTCCATGATGGCATTGTAGATGGCTTTATCTTGGCAGAACTTCTCAGTTTGCTCAATTAACCATTTACTCTCAACCTTTTCTTCTTTACTTGAATGTAATTCTTTAAGAAGTTCAATTGATTGTCTTACTTCAGGTTCAGTTAGGTTTTTACTCTCGGTGAAATTAATGATGAGAGATTCATGTGTCGGTAGATTTTTGTATTTGTTTACAAACTCAAAGATTTCTTTGAACACTACCTTCTCTGTGTTGTCGGCAAAGTAATCCGACTTGATGAATGGCAAAACTTTACGGGTAAAGTCCTCATTGTATATCAGATTCTTCAGTATCGTTTGTTCTAGTCGATTCATTTTGTATAATAATTTCTGTAAGTATGTCACCTATGATTGTAACAAAATTATCATTATTTTGCAAGGCCCGCTTGTCATGTTGACCTGAATGATAGATGTTATAGTTAAACTGAAGTATCGGTATCACCGATTCGGGCTTCAATTTAACCATACCATAAGAGTAAACCACACCGGTGTATTCACCCGATGTGATTTCTACCAAAGTTGAGTCATCAGACTCACTTTGTTGGAACCGATACTCAACTTTCTTCGGTTTCTTCGACCACGGGAGTTTCTCCCATAATGCTGCCATAAGCGATTTCATATTTGTGTTTAATGAATTGTTTAAATTTCGGATCTTTTAAAATTGGTTCCATGAATTCAGCTGACGTTGTGTCAGCAATTCGTTTCTTGTCACCAACTTCACCAGTTGCTTGGTCTACTTTTGCATACCAACCATTGGCAGGTTTAACCACATGTCCGGATTCAATAGCAAGGTCAAGCAGACCAGAGTAACGGCTGATGCCACCGTCAAAAGATACAGAGATAGGAATTTTAGATTTTTCTTTAACATAACGTGATTTTTCGACATTGATAATAAAATGATAACCAACAATTTCAGTACCTTCTTTGTCTTGTTGACGACCGAGAATATAAATGTTGTCAGCTGAGTAATATGAACCTGTACCACCACCAACAATATCTTTAGGGAACATTCCAATTTCTTTGTATGTGTGATTCACAACAACCATAGGAATATCTTTAATGGTTAAGTGTGGTGTTACCATACGGAACAAACTCTTAACTTGTTTTGCTCTAGACATATCTGCAACTGATTTGCCTTCAAGAGCATCTTCAACTTCTTTCTTCGAAGCCAAATTGCCAATTGAATCGAGGATAACCATAAGTTTATCACCACGTTCAATGTTTTCAAACTGTTGCATAATATCAAACTTCAACTGTTCAATATTGGTCAATGGTGTATGCAACACACGATCCATATCAATACCAAATGTTTCAAAGTATTTAACTGGTGTACCAAACTCTGAATCATAGAACAATAGAATTGCTTCTGGATATTTGTCCATGTAAGATTTAGCCATCAACAAACTAAACGCTGTCTTGAAGTGTTTAGATGGACCTGCCCACATTGTAAGGCCTGGTGTAATACCGCCATCTAACCGACCAGATAGTGCAACGTTAATCATTGGCACGGCAGTCGGAATCATATCTTTTTCTGTGAAGAATTTAGACTTAGATAGAATTGCACTATCTTTAATTGTCGAATTCTTTTTCAATTTCTCAAGTAAACTCATTTTAACCTCTTTTTAAAAAAAACTCTCTAAGGAATTCTGTTGTTCTGTTGTCCAATTCATGCAATCTAAAATTACTTTAATTGGTTCAAGGAATGCCTTATTGAATTGCATATCATAATCAATAAACTCTTGCAAGCCAAACTCCACTGGCAATCTATTTGGGTATGAAATAACCGTATCTTTCATGGGATTTGGTTGTTTCAAATATGTGAATTTAATCTTCTCACCTTCTTGAATCAATGCATACTTTTTATCAAGTTTCATTGCTTTCAGTTTGGTGTTATAAAGAATAGCACCCTTCACATGGATTGGTGTACCCTTCTTATATAGAGTCACATTGTCAGAGTATTCTTTCAGACCATTCAGACCACGGGGGAAAGAAATATCTTCAGCCGGCAACTGCTTAAATTCACTTCTGAAATCTTCAATGAATTTATGAATATCGGATTCGGTGCCGTTAATCATAATGTCAATTGATTTTCTCATCTTCTCACGGATGGCAGCAGGTGTAGATGACTTAATCATCTCAAGGCCCATGACTTTCATCTTAGGTTCTTTATACTGCACACCTTCATTATTAAACACATTTAGAATGTAACGTTTCTTGGCAGTCCAAATACCTTTGTTAGCCAAACCTTCACGTTTCATCTGCATCTTCTGAGCATAGGCATGAACATAATCAGCCAACTCTGTATAAGATTTATCTATGTGTGGTTGAAGTTTTTCTTCACAAACTTTGTCCATGAATTCAATAATCTTTTGTTCAGGCACATCACTTTTCTTACCATAAACTTTTTCAACCAATTCACCAAGACGGAGGTAAATCGAATCAGTATCAGAAGCAATCACATAGTCTTTATCACTATCTAGCAACTTGTTCATGTACTGGTTAATTTTAGCTTCGATCCAACGAATAGAAAATTGACCAGCAGTAGTAACACCCAAGGCCATTCTAAGGTCATAGAATCTGAAATACTGGGAACCTAGAGCACCGTAAGCACTATTGAGAGAGACTTTCTTGGCCAATTGCAGGTTATCATAACGAGCAATCTTGTTTTTCAGTTCATACTTTTTATTAGGATCAGTCTCAACTTCATAATCTTTCTTAGCTTGAATCATCATTTTCTTAAACTTTGAACGATCCACATACATTTCTTCTAGCATCTGAGGTAAGAAACCTTTTTTAGTTGTTGAGAAGAATTGACCATTTGGAGTAATAGTTACACCACTCATATTT